TAATACATTTGAGTGCTTAGAATGTAACCAACAAAATGCTGTTTATATAAACATAACTACAGCACAAACTACAACACCAATGGATGTAAACCCTCTATCAATATCTTCATATGTTGATAATAAAGAGCAAGTAGAAGATAAAATAAAAAATGGATAGTATTGATTATAGTCTCGATAATACAACAACAAATGCAACATCAATTACTAATGATCCAGTAAGTGATCCTACAACTCTATCGGATGTTATAAAGGTACTAGAAAAATATTGTAGTGATAACCATTTAGATAAAGACTTTAATAATGGATTAACAAAAAATATTACAGATAAATTTGATGTGAAAAACTTTATGAAGAGTTTAAATTTGTTAATGCAGAGTTTTATTTTAAATTCAAATAAAGATATACAGCCTAATGAAAAAAATATTATACAGACATATTTTAATACGGCTAATGAACAAATAAATTTTTTAAATTATAGTAATTTTAATCTTGCTGGCCGCGAATATCTCATTAATATTATAGGATATATAATTAATTGCTTAAAGAATAGTAATTTTAATAAACTATAATAATTATGATTGATACAGAAAGATACAAGAAAAAGAAAGTAACAGTTCGCCGCGATCAAGAAGGTAATGAAGATGTTATGTCTTATTATGAACTCAGTCGTTGGATGTCTTTATTAGAAGCCGTGGAAGTGGTTGATAAAAAATGTAAACAGATGGGGTTACCAGATAGTGATAAGTCTTGGATTAAACCTATTGCTCTACAAAAGTATGTAGATGAGCGTACAGATAGTATGCTGTTTGAGATTACAAAAGAAGGTACCTTATAAACTAAGGCGATAATTTTCTCCAGTACTGATAAGCAAACGTTACATTTAAGTTAACTGTGTTACCTGTACCTTCTGCAATAGTATAGCTTAAATCTCCAACTGTTACAGGATAAGCACCTACCAGCTGATATATAGCAACTTCTTCTAGCTGCGTATCTAGTTGAACTAAATCAATTAATTGAGTAGCATTAGGTGTACCATAATTACCTGTACTAGTACTATCATCAAAAATATCAAACGTATATTGCTCTAATAACTGTCTCATTCTACTATTTTGATCGCAGTAGAAATCAACACTCCATGCATCAGATTGATTGTATGTAACACTACCAGGAACCTTAAAGGTTAACCCCATGTACGGTACATTCTGACTATTAATAGTACGTCCAGGTAATGTAGCAGATTTAATATAAACTAAATCGTCTTCATCAAACGCAACACTACTAGCATCACCTGCTTGTATGTTTAAAACACGAAATTGAAAGTCACGCGCGAAATCTCTATCTTGCGCTACTCTATAGAAGTCTGTAATTGTTTGATTTACGTCTGGCATTTTAATTATTTATGGTTATGATACTAATTCACTGAAGTCTTGACCGGTACGAGTTGCATAAAAGTTAACTAATATAAACTCTGCAGCTCTAACAGGCTTTAGATAAATATCAACAACTAGCTCATTTTGATCAATAACATCAGGCGTATTATTACGTTCATCACAAATGATTAGATAATCATACAACCCTTGAGTATTTTTAGCATTCTCAAAAATTGGTGTTAGTACGTTAATAACCTGTGTTCTAGTGAACAATGTATTAGGTTCAAATACAAAGTATTTTACAGTAGCTCTTGTAGCTTTTTCTAAGTTTAAGAATAATCTACGAACGTTAACTCTGTCGAATGCACTTGGTTTTGTTTGTAATGTCTTTTGACCAAATACTACAAATCCATCATTCGGAAAGTTCGCAACCGGATTCATATTAATCTTATATAACTGATCGCGATGTTTTTGCTTAGGATAGAATGCTAAGTCGCTAACTGTATTAAGTACACCTCTTGTAAAGCCAGCTGGTGCAAACCATGGCTGGAAATTAGAGTCTGTATTAGCATACATTGCAGCTATTCTACCGCTAATAGGTACCCATACTTGTTTGTTAATAACATCATCATATGTTTTAACCCAGTTAGCATATGCAGATCCATAACTTGTATTAGCTGCACCGTATATGTGTCTTAAAGGCCAGTAAATATGTTGTGAAAAGTTTTTATTCTTATCACTAAGCGTTTTATTGTTTTGACCTTGTACAAATATATATCTTAAAGAATCACTAATAAAAATATTATCTTTTCTTTTATTAGCCGCAAAATCAATAAATCTATTTGTAATTGTTCTATATCTAGTTATTTCATTACCTGGTGATTCAATAATGCTTGTAGTATATAGACTATCTATATCATAATACTCTTCATCATCGAAGTTACCAGTACCACCGCTTGATCCAACCCATATTGTACTTAATCCAGCATCAACAGTAATGTCAATCGGGAATAACTCATAATTTTCTACAAGCTCAAATACTCTATCTAACTTACTTGGTAATGTACCAATTTCACGTGTTTGAGCATTAGCTTCTTTATATACACCGTGAGGGTATAACTCTTCAGCATGATCAAAGTTAGCAACATTATGTAAGTAAGATTCAGCAGCGCTAATAGCCTGTTGTTCGGTTTCGTTAATGAATCTTGTAGCTACAGTTGATCCTGCTACCTGACCAGTTGCTGCATTAGTCTTATTAGATAACACTCTAACTCTTTTCTGAGGTACACCGTTATCATTTAACCAATCACCGCCTAATTTACTAATACTTGGATTAACAAGAATTTTAAAGTTAGGTGAGTTAGCAGCTTCATTCTCTATAAAGAACGATGTAGCATTACCACCGTCTTGCTTGAATTGCTGTCTGAAAAAGTTCATAGAACCTACATGTGATTCAGCTAATACATAATCTAGTTTATTAGCATCCGGATCAGTTGTTGATTGTCTAACTTTAAATATACCAATCGAAATAGTATCATCAAATTCAGTTGTCGCTAAATCAAATACTGAAACATTTTCTAATACTTCCGATACACTACCTTCAACGCCTTGTGTTGATGCTGCAGATAAACCAAATGTTAATCTTGTTTCAGGTACGGTAACGTAATTATCTGGAGATAATGTACTAGCAGAATTTTTATTTAACGATTGTAGGTTAAGAATCCCGTCGAAATCTGATGCAGGGTTAAGGTTAGTATTATCTGAAATACCAACATAATAACCTTCAAACTTATTGTTAACGGAGAACTTTTTAGAATTTAATATTACAATACCTGCCTTGCTAATATCACTAAATGTGTTTAAATTACAATCACTAGCAGCAGCACTAGCAGATGTATTCCATGTAAATTCTTGATTTAATGCTTGTTGGTATTGAGCTTCCGTTAGTGTTACATAAGATGGCTCTCCGATAACATATAAATCAGATGCAGATAAATGATGTTCAAAATTAGTACCGATTACTGATGTCTCTCCTGCTGCTAAAGAAGTAACTTGATGATAAAAGGTTGAATCAGGAGTTGATGCAGATGTATTAGTACCTGACAATCCAATAACAGGATAAAATAAAGCAGAATATTTATCTTGTGTACCGTCTCCAGTACCAGAGCCGTAAGGTAATCGACTTACTAAAACATTTGCTGGACTTTGAAATGACCCTCTAACTGTATGATAAAAATATCTTTCAGCTGCATTGGTCGGTTTACCATAAACTTGTTCAAATTCTGATAAACTCGCTACTTGTAATACTTCATCTGTTGGACCTTGAGGTGAAAAACCTGTAATAAATATAGTTGTACCTACTGGTAATTGTGGTCTAAGAGAAAGATCTACTTCTTTAATTTCTACTCCGGGACTTTGGATTGTTCTTGCCATAGAAATATTTATGATTTCTAGGCCCCATTATTATATTATTAAGAAAGTAATTTAGCAGAGAATTGACTAAATGCAAATTCGAATGTACATTCAGCTTCTGTTGCTTCTCGATAGTTATATCCAATCTGACCTAACGATACAGGTAATGCACCTATAAAGTCAAATTGTATTTTTCTTTTATCATATTCATCTAACCCGTAAATTGTTATTCGAGTTGAGTATTCTTCAATAACTTTTGGATCTATAATTGTAGATTGTGCGTTATTTATACGATTACCACCATTATAAGGTACCCTATCAGAGTAAAATATCGCTTCTTTATTATTATTAAGGATATTTATCCACTTAAATAATACCCAATAGTTGTTAAATCTATTATCGATAGTAAAATTTACAAATATATTTTCATAAGATGGTCTATGATGGCTAGAGAATTTAAAAGATTGACCTGAATATTCAGCTGAAATTTCAGGAACTGATATTTTAGGCACTACAGCTCCATATACACTATATTGAATGGAGTCATTTATAACTTTTTGATTCGTTCTTTCTTCTTTCGTATTGATCTCCCTAATAGCTTTAGGAGGTGTTAGCATCATTAGAAACTTATCCTTCCTAGCTTTATTAAAAATCGACTGTTTTATAGGGTCTGCCATACAAATATTTAGTTAAAAACAGTCCAGCCTTGTTGTTCTAGCTCAGACATCTCATTATCTATAGGCGCGCCTTCAAAATCGTTAAAAATAATAGGTAAATTACTCTCATCCTCACCTATAGCTTCATTTCTAAACAATTTCGTAGGGTCTTCAAACGCTTTTATACCGTAATCTAATGGTCCTAATGCTAAAGGCTTATTATTATCATCATATTTTTGAATTTCAAAGTATTTTTCTGCTAATTCTACCTCTAAAATCATTAAAGACCAAATTAACGACATAACTCTATCGTCATGACTGTTTTCTCCCTTACGAGCAGCCCAAGTACCATTAGGATATCTTACAAAGTTTTTAATTTCATATACTGTATCGCGATCTTGTATCGTAACTACCTTAAGTTCATTAATCCAATACCTCATATTAGTCACACCTTTATACTTTGTATTCGTATGAGCTATAACACCAGGTCTATCATATGTTTTATTTTTAATATGCGGTGCATAATTAACAATATTTTCATATACAAATTGATTTTTAAGCATATCTACAACTTGAGCACCACAATTATTGCGTTCAATAAGAGCTGGAGGTGATCCCCAGTGCTTTAATATCTCTAAAAGCTTGCTAGTAAAGTTATATGGACTTATATTATTGTTATGGTACACAGCTACTTGTTTAATATCTGTTAAGTCTGTTATATCTAATAACTGTATAACACTAGCAGCTTCTCCAACACCTTCACTTATATCAACACCTGCAACATAAAGGTTCCCGGGTGTAGGTTCAGACCATATTCTATAAGCTCCATCTTCATATACATAGGTAGGCTGGCATACATCGATGTTAAACTTACGTTCTAGCTCTGTATCTACTACAGATTCACCGCTCTGGATAAATTTATTACCAAATTCTTGATCAAACGCATCTTTACTACCTAAAGATCTAATTGTATCGTGTTTCCATTTCTCATCTCTACCAGGAACTTCATGCCAATCGACTCTTTCTGGATGCCAATTGTTATCTCCTTTAATAGCGTTACTATATAAGTTATAGAATAAATTTTCCGTACCATTTGGCGTACTTGCTATAAAGATTTTTGATTTCTTACTACTAGATATAATAGGATATACAGATTTCCAAAAGTTTTCCACTAAATGATTGTCGATAAACGCAAGCTCGTCCAGGATTAATACATTACAGCTATCACCTCTACCAGCATCGCTACTAGTAGTACTAATACCTATACTACTTCCATTTGCTAACGACATTGATGTCTTACCATACTCCTTAACACCAGGTTTTAACCAGTTAGGCAGCATTTCATACGCCATTCTTACTCGTTTAAAGATGTTAATAGCTGTTTGCTCCTTATTCGCCACAATTAAAATACGTTGATCCTCATAAAAACAGCACATCCATAATGCATAAATGGTCATTAAGGTTGTTTTTCCTGACTGTCTACTTGACAAAACTATATTAAATCGATTATCTCTTAACGCTCTTAAAATACGCTTTTGATATTTATATAGCATAATTTTATCTTTACCACGATCAAGATTTACTATGTAAAAAAAGTTTTCTGCAAAAAATAAAATATTTTTTCTACTTCTTTTTAAACTCGTTATCATTTCAGGAGTCCAGTCAAACTCTGCACTCTCTGTAGGTAAATTTTTATTACCTAAGTATAGATCCTTGTTTGTGTTTTTCATTTATAATAAAAATATATTACAATATTAATAAATATTTACATGCGCCAGTCTAGAAATTTAACAAGAGACATGAAAGACATTGAAGATTTATATCATTCTGTTCTAACAGAGCAGTTTGACCATGATGTAAAGCATCATGATAAAGAAGAGAAAGTAGAACTTGTAAAAGGTACTGGACCTGAAGCTTCCGATGGTTTCCATGAACCAGAAGTCGATGTTGAAAAGCTTTCAGAAAAAGATGAAGAAGAGAATGCATTCGAACCTGCAAAATATTCTCAAAATAGTAGAAAAGTCGTCGAAGATAGTATAAATAATTCTACAATGAGCGAAGAAAACATTTTTGATAAACTTTATAAAACTGTAATGGAGTCTGAAGATGCACTCGAAGAAATGGGAGCACAGATGAGCTACGAAGCAGATGACGATCCAATGGATGCTGCGAGTGACGATGATGGAAAAG